TATAAACTTGTTAAGGATAGAACTAATGTTTTGTTTTTAGATGACTATTATAATGCTTTTAAAACAAATCAAGTTGCGAGAGAGTTATTACAGGACCCTGACTGGGAAGTTATAGCAGGTAATAGGTATTGGAGAAACGGGTATGCGGTTTTTAAACGCAAAAACTTCTTAGAATGCAAAAAGTAGGGATATTACAACCAGGTAGACTCGGTGATATTATCATTTGTTTGCCTATTGCAAAATATTTTCATGACCGTGGTCATAAGGTTATATGGCCCGTTTTTTATAACTATATTAATGATGTTACTGAGGTTGTCGATTATGTAAATTTTGTACCAGTTACTAATAATGTTTATGAGTGTGTAAAAGAAGCTAATCAGATTTTTAATTGTTATAAAAATATTAAAACCCTAGATATAGCCGCAACATTTCCAGGTAGTACGTGCACCGATGAATATGTAAAATTAGGAGATGGTTTTGGAGATGTTACCTTTGATAGATACAAATATCAAAAGTCTAATGTACCTTTCGAAGAAAAATGGAACCTCGTTTTTAACCGAATTGAAGAACGAGAAAATCAAGTTTATCATGATGTGGTAACCAGTTCAGACTATAATGTAATTGGTACGACTCATTCCCGTGGCAAAATAAATATACAATTTGAAAGTAAGTGCCCGAACATCGAAATAAATCAAAACTATAATTTCTTTTCATGGTATAAGGTTTTAGAAAAAGCAAAAAACATAGTATTAGTTGATAGTGCTATGGCTAATTTTGTTGAACAAACAAATTTACCTAATAAAAAAATCCTTATTACAAAACCTGGTCAACCACGACCTTTTTTTAAAAATAATTGGGTTATAAAAAATATATGAGAGTAGCGTTTACTATTTTATTAAACGGCAGACGCCATTTACTGCATAATAACTATTGGGAGTTATTAACTAAAAATTTTGATTATTGGGTGATTGCTGAAGGAGTTGCTAAAAATACTGGCTCTACTTCTTGGTGTAAAGAGCTTCCCCCTGATGCTCATAATAACTTTTTATCTAATGACGGCACTACTGAATTTTTAGATGAGTTAACTTCCAAGTATAAAAATATTAAAGTTATTAGAAGTAATACAGGTTATTGGTCAAATAAAGATGAGCAAGTCAATGCATGTATTTCAGAAATTAGAAGTATCACAAGTAATTGTAAACTGTGGCAAATTGATATCGATGAACAGTGGACAAAAGAACAAATTGAATTATCCGAAAAACAGTTAGATGAAGCTAAGGGCAAAACAGGGTGTTTTTATTGCAATTATTTTGTCGGTAAGAATCAGATCGTATATGGTGAGTGGGGTGAAGGTAAAATAGAACCGTACAGAAGGTTGTGGAATTGGTCGGGAGAAAATTTTGCAACACACGAACCACCAAAACTAGAAGGTAAAAACGGCCCTGGAATGCTACTTCCAGCAAGATTTAATCACTACTCATACTATTTTGAGGATGATGTAATTTTTAAAGAAAAATATTATTCTCAATATGACGGGCTCCATAAAAGATGGCTAAATATACAGAAAAATACCGGTGTTATACCGATCCGTGAACTCTTAGGGGATAGAATTTGGTGGAGTAATACAAATACTATTATAAAATATACCGGTAATGCTTGTTGACGGTAATAATTTTATATCCCACTATCTAAAAACTGGTAAATCTTTTGCAGCTGGTAAAATCGGTGTAACAGAGCTTAATCTTTTATACTGCTATTACGGTCTTAAAAATGGTCAGCAACTCATACCACACTTAAAACACGAAGTCGAAGATATAGCAGGTCTTTACCCTTACACTAAAGAAACAACAATACAGTTTGGAGAGTATTTTCTTTCCCTTTTAAGAGATATTGATCTTATTCCGGTCTGGAATCGGGTAATACCTCAGTTTGAAAACTACATTTTAACAACATACACCCCTACTAGTTATAAAACTACTCTTGAACAACTTGAACCTTATTTTTTTGATAAGCCATGGACGAGATATCTAGAAGGTAAAACTGTTTTGATTTTTAGCCCTTTTGCAGAATCTATTCAAGAAAATTTTCATAAACTTGATAAAATTTGGAACGGCAAAATTACTAATAATTTCACTCTTAAAGCCTTTAAGTATCCTTTTTCTCTCCCTATCTCTAATAATACTAGATACAAAACATCTGACGATGTATATAAAGAATATCTTAATATTTTACAGAGTGAAACTTTTGATGTAGGAATCTTTGGTACAGGTTATACCTCTCTACCCTTTACCTTAGAGACAAAAAAACTAGGTAAAGCTGCAATACATCTTGGCGGATCTACTCAAATACTTTTTGGTATAAAAGGACAGAGATGGAAAGAGATTGATCGCTTTGCAAATATTTTTAACGAGCACTGGACTGAACCTAAGGACAGTGAACGACCAGATAAATTACAGCTAGTAGAAGGAGGGTGTTACTGGTGAGCGTATTTGTTAAATTTGATCCCTGGGGCAGAATGGGTAACAGAATGTTTCAATATGCATTTGGTTATTTGCTAGCTAAACAAAAAAATGTACCTCTTTATACAGAGGGACTACCCAACTTTAATATACCACCATTTTCTTGTAGTATAATTGAAACTCCTTACATCGAAACAATACGTTACGGTAATAACTATGTAAATTATGAAGAATTATTAAAATATGATGAAAATATTATAGTTAACTCTTTTGTACAAAGAGCATCCTATTATAAAAATTTTCGTAACGAACTGAGATCCATTTTTAATATTATTCCTAAACAAACAATTAATTCTAATAAACTTGTATTACATATCCGTGAAACAGATTACAAAGATATTGGATGCTTTTTAGGGTATGAAAATTACAAAAAAATAATAAGTCAAACAGGTTTTGATAAAGTTGTTATTGTAACTGATAACTCTAACTGTGACACTGTACAGATGTTACTCAAGGCCGGGTACACTCTTAACACTGAGGGGTATGTAGATAAGTTTGACTCTATAAGTGATGATAGAGCCATGAATGACTTTTACACTCTTTTATATAGCGAAAATATTGCTATTTCTCAGTCTTCTTTTTCTTGGTGGGCAGCATTTTTAGGTTTTCATAAAAACGTTTACTTCCCTTATACAGCTCAAGTTGGTATTTGGAAAGAACAACCTGAAAAAGATGATATCGATCTATTTTATTTTTCAGAAGACACCCATAAATTAGTACTATGAGTAGCAGCATTTCAGATAATAGTGAGTATCCGGAAGTTTGTTTATGGGCAGCTACTACAGAGGCGGGGTTTCTCAATTTTAAACGTAACCCTGTTTACAATGGTATTTTAGAGCACGTAACGTATGAAGAGGGTATTGAATATATTCAGCAATTTATATCTAATACAGATATCACATCTAACATAGAAAAATTTAAAATTAATGACAAACTAGGTAACCCTGTAAAATATAATTTTCCGAACTTCGGTGAGTTTTCTCCTACAACCTTACGTTATATAAAAATCTTAAATGATCTCTCACAACTAGATTTAAACGACAAACACATTGTTGAAATAGGAGCAGGTTATGGTGGTCAGTATACAGTGTTACGACAACTTTTTAAGCCTCGAAAATATACTTTTGTAGATTTAGATTCTGTTACTAAGCTTATTAAAAAGTATGTTACTAGTCTTGAACTTAATGATATACCTTTAGACTTTATTGACGGTACCCAGCTTACTGAGTCTATCAGTAGTGATTTGGTTATTAGTAACTATGCATTTTCAGAGTGTGATTTTAAGATACAAGATATGTATATTGAAAAAATCTTACGTAATACTAAACACTGCTATATGCTTTATAATAATTTTAATGGTTATAAGCACAACGAACTAATAAAAATACTCAATCAATCTAATATTCGTATTTCAAAAGAAATGCCTCAAACACACCCTAGCAACGTTTTATTAACATGGTAAGTAGAGAAAAGTGGCCAACGTTCCAAGATTCAATGCAGTTTTCATACAAGTATAAAAATGAAAAACAAAACATTGAAGATTGGAAAAGTATTGAAGATAGATACTTACAAATAAAAAAGAAACCTCTGTCTAAAGAAAAGATACCAAAAATAATTCATCAAATTTGGTTAGGTAAACAAATGCCTGAGTTCGAAAAAAAACTCAGTGATCAAGTTAAAAATAATTTAGATACTAGTTGGCAGTATATCTTATGGACAGAAGAAAATATTCAGGATTTACAAACATTTAAAAATAAAAACCTCTTTGACGCTACTCCTAATCGAGGACAGAAATCAGATCTACTTAGGTATGCAATATTAAACGAATTTGGAGGTATATACATGGATACCGATTTTTTAATGGTAGGCGCTTTTAATAGTCTTCTCGATCTAGATTTTTTTTGTGGTGTATCTTTTGACGAAAAGCCAAACCTTTTTAATGGTTTAATTGGTAGTAGTTCTAATAACCCTATTATAAAGGAACTTTTAAATTTGGATAGACCTTTACAGTTCCATGACGCTATGTTGTTAATGGATTCGACAGGTCCTTTTTTTCTAACGAGAAAATTTTTACAGCTTTTATCTAATTGTTTAGACGCTGTTGCTTTACCTAATTCATTTTTTTACCCTTACCCAAACTTTGATCAGTGTAAAACGTTAGGAACAAACTATAAAGACTACATTAAAACAGAGACAATTTGTTGTCATATGTGGTCAAGTGCATGGATGTAATATGATATCAGGCGAACTCTTACAATCGATAGCTGAAATTAGTCTTTATACAGAAATGACTGATTTAATTGCTGACCAGAACCGTAGCATGCCTCAAAACCTCGCTAAGATTTCTGACGTATCTGTAGACGAGATTAAAAAGTATAAGGTCATATATGTCTACACTCACTTTTTAAACGATTTCTTCAACAAATTCTACAACCATCTTCAAGAAGAAACTATTTTAATTTCTCATAATTCTGATCTCGGCATACATCAAAATATGCTTCACTATTTAGAAGGAAATAAAATTAAAAAATGGTATTGCCAGAACAGAGAAACCTATCACCCGAAACTATTTTCTATACCTATTGGTTTAGCTAACAGTCAATGGCCTCACGGTAATCAAAGTTTAATTACTGAAATACGTAATAAAAATAATAAAAAGGAGTTTTTAGTTTATAAAAACTTTGATATTAACACAAATTCATACGAAAGAAATATTTGTAACACTATTACAAGCGGTAACGGTATACCTCTTGCATCGTCAAAACCTATAGCCGAGTATTGGGAGTTTATGTCTAAAACCGTCTTTATAATTTCACCTCCCGGTAACGGCATTGATTGTCATAGAATATGGGAAGCTCTTTATCTAAGATGTGTGCCTGTTGTCAAAATACATGTAGCTTTTTCTCAGTTTAAACACTTACCTATTTTATTTGTAAACTCCTGGGAAGAAGTAACAATTGACTTTTTAAATCAGAGATTAACTGACTATCTAGACAAAGAAAACATTTTTGAAATACCCGAGCTCGAATTAAATTTTTGGAAAGAAAAAATATTAAATGATTAGTATACAGTATACCGGGCAATTTGGAAACTGCATGTTTCAATATGTTTTCGCAAGATTGCATGCCGAAGTTAATAGAATAAATTTGGCTACCCACGGCCCTTTAGAGTTACCGGCAACAAGCTTAACCCAATACACTGAACCGTCAAAAAAAGGTGTAATCACAGTAACTGATGAGATGTATTACAGACACAGATTACAAAACGGGTCGTCAGTAATGCAACTATATCCAGAATTTGACTACGTGTTTAATGGTTATTTTCAAGATGCTGATATTTTTAACAATTATATTAATTTAACACGCTCTTTTTTTGATATTCAGTACCCTGTTCCCTCTATTAATAAAGCATTAGTGTTAGTAAGGTTAGGGGATTTTATTCATTCAGGACATAACTCTGAAATTATACACTTTAATTGGTATAAAAATATTCTTAATGAGCTCGGTTGTGAAAAGGTTTTTTCAGTTACAAGTAACGGCTTAAGTCGTTCACCATCTACTAAAGAACAAGAAGAAAAATATCTTAAAGAAATAGTTAAAGCAAATGATACCTTTCTAAGTAGCGATAAAGACCCAGCAAAAGAATTTTTAGAAGTAATGGAATATCAAACTATTATTTGCTCTAATAGCACTTGGGCCTGGTGGGCATGTTTTTTAAGTAACTGTAAAAACATGTATACCTTTAAAAAATTTGGAAGCTTTACCCCTGTTAATTTTAAATCTCACGGCATACATATTAACAACCTTTCTAATATACGAAATATATCTCAAACTACAGACGGAGATTTTATAGATATAACACAGTTATGAAAATTTGTACAGTTATACTAACCCACGACGACCCCTTATATAACCATTTTGATGGTATTAAAAGAAAGTATCTAGAAAAAAGTAATGAGGACTTTTTATTTGTTTATAACGGTACTGACACCTCAAAGCACAATTTAAACAACAATACATACAATTACTATTCTGATATTGTTCACCCTAGTGGTATACCTGTAATGTTTGAAAAATTTATCGATGTAATTAATAGCGGTCTTTTAAATGATTATGATTATGTAATCCGGGTCAATAGCTCTACATTTATAGATCTTAAACAAATAAGACAAAAATTAATAGATAAAAAAGAAAATGTTTATATGGGTTTTTTTTACCCTAACTGGGATTTTGTTTCTGGTGCTTGTTCTATTTTTTCAAAAGACGTTCTTAAAAAACTTACTGAAAATGTTCACTTAGTTAATAAAAATCAAGAAGATGATACAGCAATTGGCAGCTTAATGAGTAGACTCAATATACCAAAAACCTTTTTAGATAGAGCATGCTTTGAGACTCATATTCAAGACACTCATATTACCGTTCCCTCTGTAAGTGTTGTTCAGGAGGCACTTAAACAGCCACAGATTCGAATTCGTAATAACTCTAATCGAGAAGTTATTGACAAAGGAATATGGAATATTATAGCTGATATTGTTTTAAACTGATTGCACTTTAATAAACAGCCTTTAAAATTAGATAAATGAAGTTTACTCTAGCTTTCACAACATATAATAGTTATCAGTTTATTGAACAGCAGCTTAGTAAAGACTATTTTGCAATGTCAGAGGGACTTATTAACGAAATAGTTATTCAGGATGATTTTTCAGATGATTTTTTAAAGCTTAAATCAAAAGAAACTAAAAATATTAAAATATATCAAAATCCAAAAAGACTTCTCCCTCTATTAAGCAGACCCGAATTACTTAAAAACTGTAAAAACGAATGGGTGTTATTAATGGACAGCGATAACTTTCTTACCCCTAAAAGCTTTAGTTCTTTAAAAACAATTATACCTGAACCTGGTGTAATTTATATGCCGGGGTTTGCTGAACCAGATTTTAACTTTAGATCTCAATACCCAGATACTTTTATAGACTTAAAACTTGCTGCAAATAGAGTTGGTCAGCCTGGAACCAATTGGATGAATGTACTTTTAAATACCGGTAACTATCTGGTACCTAAAAATGAATATCTAGACGTAGCAAAAACCATAGACCCTACTTTACCGGTATGTCCCTGTGAGGTTCTTTATTTTAACTACCTATGGCTTAAGGCAGGTAAGAGGTTCTTTTGTAAGAGTAATTACGAATATTTCCACACCCAACGACCTGATAGTTTTTATAGAACGTATTGTGCAGATACCCGCCTGCCTGATTCCTTATACGAACTATACTATCAACACAAATAATGAAACAATTATTATATCTCGAATCTGGCGACAGAAAAGCCGGTTTATTTTCATATGTCATGCAAGTCATTGTTATGGCTAAAGTATGTGAAGATCAAAATATACCAATGTATATCGATTTTTCACAAGACATGCTTTATTACAAAGACGGTAAAACAAACGACAACGTCTGGGATTACTATTTTGAACAACCCTACCCTGATATTGATCTTAACGAATATGAAAGGGTTAGAGCTGTTTGGTATCAAGATAATCGGCCGTTGCAGTTGCCGTTTCGGTACGAAAAAGATTCAGACTTTTTAGAACAGGCTCGTAAATACTGCAAACAGTATGTTAAAATAAAATCTAGTCTCTTAGAGACAGCAAACAGTTTTATCAAAAACAATACCAATCAAAACTACTTAGCCGTCCATAAGCGAGGAACAGATCACGAAAACGTTAACTATTTTACTATTGAAAATTATTTTACTGAAACTGACAAATACATTGATAACCACGATCAGCTTTTAGTTTGCTCAGATGAGCAGTTTTCAGTAGATGCGTTTAAGACTCGTTACGGATCTAAGGTAATTAGTTACGATAGTGCTAGAGAGACTGAAGAAAATCCTTCTCGTCGTAAAGGTGCTCATTACAAAGATAATGGGGATAATTTTGTATATAAGAATGGTAGAGATTGTGTAATTGAAGCCTATTTGTTATCTCAAGCAAAATTTTTATTAAAAACACTTTCAAACGTCTCCCATTACGCTGTAATGTCTAATGAAAATCTTGATTTCGTCTGGATAGATTCAGGGTATAAGACTTTTTATTGATTTAATCAACAACTCCTCTATACTATAAAGAGTGCGCTTAGTAAACTTTAAAACTCTTACGGTCAAGAACTTTCTCTCTGTCGGAGAATCTCCTGTAACTATTGACTTCCAAAAAGGTGTTAATGTCATAACCGGGGTAAACTACGACAAGGAAGATTCTAAAAACGGTGTTGGCAAATCTACTATCGCTGATGCATTGTACTTTGCTTTGTTCGGTACTACAATTAGAGAGTTATCCAAGGACCTTATTGTTAATTCTTTTACAAAGAAAAAATGTGAAGTAGTTCTTACTTTCAGTATTGAAAACGGTAATGGTCTTTCCGAGTACAAAATTGTACGAACCATTAACCCTACTAAATGCTTTCTTACTCGTAACGGAGAAGATGTAACTCGATCAACCATGGCTAAGACAAACGAGTGTATTCAGAAACTTGTTCTGTCTAATGGTAAGATCTTTCAAAACTCGGTCATCATGACTATCAATAACACTGTACCTTTTATGGCACAGTCAAAGATTGATAAGCGGAAGTTTATTGAAAGTATTCTTAGTCTTGAAATATTCTCTGATATGCTTTCGAAAGCTCGAGAAGAACACAACGGACTCAAGAGAGATTACGAAGTATTGTTCACTAAGGTAGAGGGTATTGAAAAGGGCTACAAATTTAATAAAGAGCAATTAGATACCTTCGAGGACCAGAAGAAACAAAAAGTAGAAGCACTGGTTAAAAAGATTGAAGAGAACAAGCAAAAGATTGAAGATCTTAACAAAGGCGTCAAAACTTTACCTGACGACGTCTTGCAAAAGCTAAATACAAAAGAAGAACAATGTAATACCGATCTTAAAGATATACAGAAGAAGTACAAGTCAGCCTACGAAGTTCTAGCTGATGTAAAAAGTAAAATTAGCCATATTGAGTCCCAGCTTAAAGAAATTGAAAAGGTGGGAGCCATTTGTACTACCTGTAAGAGATCTTACTCAGAGGATGATATTAATCATAAAGAAGCTAACAAAAAAGAATTAAACACTAAACTAAAAGATCTCAGTAATGATCTTAAAAGTTCTCAAGAAGCATTAGATGTAGTTAACGCTGAACAGTTTAAAAAAGAAAAAGAGATTAAAGATATTCAAGATAAAAGAAATGTTGTTAGGGACGTACTAAACAATAACAAGAACATAGAAACTAAAATTAGCTTTATTAACGATTCAATCCAGGAGGTTCTTAAAGAAATTGATCAAGTCAAAGGACAGACTAATCAAGCTCTTGAAAGTGTCGTTAAAGAACTAGAAGAAAAACTTTTAACCGGTAAAAAAGATCTTGAAATATTAGAACATAATCTCGATGTTTTAGAGTGCGTTAAGTTTGTTGTATCTGAAGAGGGTGTTAAGTCGTATATTGTTAAGAAGATTTTAGCAGTACTCAATGCCCGTATGGCTCATTATCTAGAACAATTACATGCAAACTGCTTGTGTCAGTTTAATGAATACTTTGATGAGATTATTACAGATGAAAAAGGGGAGTTAAAATCTTACTTTAACTTCTCAGGAGGCGAGAGAAAGAGAATTGATCTTGCTTGTCTGTTTTCTTTCTTAGATATTCGCCGGATGCAAGGCGAGGTACACTTTAGTACTATTTTCTATGACGAACTTCTAGATTCATCTCTGGACGATAAAGGAGTTGAATTGGTGTTAAAGATTCTTCGTGAAAGATCTCTTAAGCATAATGAAAACTGCTACATTATCACTCACCGCGGAAACGCTATAACCACCCAAGTAGACAATATTGTCTTCCTTGAAAAACGAAACAACTTTACTTATTTATTATCATAATCTCATGTCAAACTATCTCGTACAGCAATCAGGTATTCCTAATCTTATGGGTGCTCCTATAGGTCTGCCTCCCTTTATTCCCACCACAACCCAGGTACTGCCTGTTGCTAATCCGGGCGGTGTTTTGCCTCCTCCTGAAATACCTGGACAAGGACTACCTAGAGCTATTAACTATCTTGCAGACTATGGTGGTTGTTCCTGGTATCGCTGTATGGCCCCGAACTTGATGCTTAACTTGTATCAAAAAGCCGTCATGCTTGAACTAACAACCATGGTTCTTGATCCGAGATTCTATACTGGAGTTAAAGCTGTTAAAATACAACGCCAGGCTACCCCTATTCAGAGAGACTTTGTTAAGATGTTGAAAGCTATCTCAAAAGAGGCAGGCTTTAAGCTTATTTACGAAATTGATGATATTGTTTTTAGAGAAGACATTCCTGATTTTAATCGCAATAAAGACGCGTTCGTACAAGATGAAATCCGCAATTCTATTTTAGAGATTCTTGATATGTGCGATGAAGTTACAGTCACTTGTGAGTTCATGAAAAACTATTTCGACGAGAAGATGGGTGTTAAAAAGTCTACTGTTATACCTAACTACCTTCTTCGCTGGTGGTTTGACCGGTACTACAATCTCGGTGAACTTGTTAAGAAATTTGATAAAAACAAGAAGAAACCGGTTATTTCAATTTTTGCTTCAGGCACTCATGTTGACGTAACTAATAGAACCGGACAAAGAGATGATTTTGAAATGGTGGTACCTGCTATCATTAATACCCGTAAAGACTTTAAGTGGCAATTCTATGGTTGTTACCCTCTACCTCTCAAACCTTATATTGATAGAGGAGAGATTACCTTTAAAGAATGGACAGCTCTTCCCGAGTTTCCCGGAGCTATGGCAGAATCTGGTACTCAGCTTACCTTTGCCGCTCTTCAGGACAACAACTTCAATCGTGCTAAGAGTAATATTAAGTTACTGGAAGCCGCCGCACTAGGCATTCCTTGTGTATGTCCCGACATGGTTACATACAAGGATGCTCACTTAAAGTACTCAAATGCTGCAGAATTTATCGACTGTATCAAAACGGCTACTAAAAACCAGTCTGTTTATGCAGACTACTGTAAGAAAGCTCGTGCATATGCCGATAACTTCTGGCTTGAAGATGAAAAGAACCTTATGAAACATCATGAGGCTTACTTTACCCCGTTCGGTTCACCTGAACGAAAGTATTTGCTTGAGACTAACCCCAAGTCATAATACAATAGGTATTAGTGTATAGGAACGCATCATATAACCCACGAGAGGGTACTGTTTATCTAAGAACTTGGACTGAGGACGGTCATCGTATCGATACCGAAGTTCCGTTCACACCTTATCTCTATACCGAGCATAAGGAGTCAAAAGACGCTACGTCCATCTTTAAAACACCGCTTAAAAAGCATTACTTTAAGAATACTTTTGAACGTACTAAGTTTGTTCAAGAAACTAAGAATCCAAGACTATTTGGCAATCTCTCTGTCGATCAACAGTTCTTGGTTGACCGATTCAAGGAGGATGTTCATAAACCTGAGTTCAGTCAGTTTCCTCTCAAGGTATTCTTTATCGATATTGAGACGTATTCACCAGGTGCTTTTCCTATTCCGAAGTATGCTAAAGACCCAGTCAATCTTATAACCGTACTCGACACTCTTAGCGGCAAGATTCATACCTGGGGTCTTAGAGAAGACTATAAACCCAAACTCGATAACGTTACATACTATTGTTGTAAGACAGAAGGTGAATTGTTTGAGAGATTTGTTAACTTTTGGAAGAAAGATCCGCCTGATATTCTGACCGGTTGGAACACCGAGCAGTTCGACATTCCTTATATTATCAATCGAGCTAAGAACTTACTCGGTGAAGACTTCATTAAACAGCTCTCACCCGTCGGTCAGGTACACTATAGAGAAAACTTTGCTAAGTTTGGTAAAGAGATGGGTCGGTGGTATATTTCTGGTATTAGCTGTTTGGACTACATGGAAATTTACAAGACGTACTCCAAGGGTGATAGAGAGTCGTTCTCTCTAAACTACATTTGTGAATACGAACTTGGTGAAGGTAAACTAGCAATCAATGCTACTAATCTTTCTTCGCTCTCTGAAACTGATTGGGAAAACTTTGTCGATTACAACATTCAAGACGTTGATCTACTTCGTAAACTTGAAGAGAAGCTAAACTATCTTAAAATTATTCGACTCTTGTCTTATAAAGGCTGTACAAACTTTGAGAGAGCTTTAGGTAAGGTATCAATTGTAACGGGTGCTATGACGCTCCAGGCACAGAAGCAAGGATACGTCATTCCTACCTTTAAGAATGAAACTGAAAGAGAATCTCTTGAAGGTGGTTACGTTAGAGATCCAGAGAGAGGTCTTAAAGAGGCTATTGTATCGTTTGACGTTAACTCACTGTACCCTAACACCATTATTACCCTTAACATTGGTTCTGAGACGAAGTTAGGTAAAATCGTAACCGGTGATCCCGAATACGATAAGGAAGTTGAGATCAAACTTGAGTCAGGCGGTATGTTTAAAGTTACTACTGATAAACTCAAGAAGTTCTTAAAAGACGAAAACGTCGCTCTATCTAAAGCAGGGGTA